GTTTTGACCTTTATTAATTAAATCAGTTAATACTGAATCTGCAACAACAGAGGTATCATCTACCCCTGTAATATTTCTAATTTCTGTTCTTATTTCTGTTAAAGTCATAATATCCTAAAGCGGGGCGAGCCGAAACCCGCCCCTGAGTTAGTTACTGATTAGAGATTAGTTGCAGTTGAGATATACTGAATAACAGCATAATCCTTACTGTTAAACGAGGTCATATCTACTCCGTAGATTTTCCCTGCAGCAACTCCGAGTTTATTACCATAATCAAATGATTTTTCAACCCAAGTCATATCTCCTACTGTACCCATACAACCTGCACCCGCACCTAAAAATAAGTTACGAGCATAGTGTACAGAAGCACCACCACCATCTGAGGCAGTAGTAATCCCTTCATGTTCATGGACAATAACACCATCATATACACCTAATGCGCCAGAAAAAATTGGATTATCTTTTCCGCGAATATTTGCATTTAATTGTGCATTGCGCCATGTGTCTTGCTGAGTTAAGTCATAAGCTGCTTCTGGATGAAGTAAAAGAACAAAGTAGTCTTTACCTTCAACACGAATTGGCTTCATCTTATAGCTCTGAGTTGTACCTAGTAGAGCCATTCTTTTTAACTTAGAAATATCACCAGCGATTGCTAAATCGGCTGCTGCAAGAGCTGCTTTTGGATCAGTTGCAGCATATACAGAAGTATTTGCTCCATTGTCTGCTCTTAAGTATGCTCCAGCACCAGTTGTTTTTGTTAAAGAAGAGAATACTTGTGCATCGTGATCTTCAGCATATACTCTTTTTAATTGTGACATAGCTTCTTGACGAAAGTCATAAAGAACTTTACTATTATCAAAGTTACCTGCATTTGTTACGCCAAATCTTCTTTGAGATGTTGCAACAGTTTGCGAATAACTTGATAATCCATCTTCATTACCTTCTAAAGAAGAATCACCTGTGACTACTGTACCTGTTAACCCTACAAGACCAAAAGTAATATCTTTACCTTTGCCTTCTTCCATTGATTTTTCAACGATCATTGAGCTAAAGTCTTTTCCCATAAACTTAGAAAAATAAATCTCTTTTCCAACTTCATAAGCAAGTTGTTTTGCCCATCTTGATACGTTTAAACCTGATGCCCATTCATTTGCCATAGTTCATACCTCCTTATAGGTCTTTACTTTCAACGTAACGACAGAATATCATTACTTTGGCTGTATCAGCTGCGTTTACAAATTTGACATCAATCGTATCAGCGGTAGGAAAATACTGTCCACCCGCTAATGCTGCTGAGCCATCTTCAAGACTATTATAAACTGCACTTTCTACATTACCATTCACACCATCTAAGAAGCCATCAGGGTCTTCTGATCCTACGTCTATGGTCATTGTTGCACCTTCTGCAGTCATTATTAAAAGTCCTACTTCTGTTACTAATGTACCAGCAGGAATACTTAAAGCTTCCCATTGGTCACCTGCACCAATATTTACTGATGCAGTATCTAATATAGCTGACATATATCCTTGAGGAACACTTAGCTGCCCCTTAGATGATAAAAAGCTATCTGAATAAGCTTGGTCTACTGCCACCTTATCCTCCTTATTTTAATTGATTAATTAACCTGCAGATGTTTGTTCTAAAGCACGCATACGGACATCCTCTGGTAAACTATTCCAGTCTGCCTGAGAAATAGAGTCAAAATCAATTTGAGTTTTATTCCCACCCGTAGCATTTGAAAGTGTTGTTGGCACTTGATCTGCTTGCGTGAGTTTATCTGTCACTTGTTTGACACCTTCCGTTTTTGCTTGAGACTTCTGCTGTTCAAATGTCATAAGCGTATACGCATCATTTATTAATGCAATACCACGCTCATCGCCAAACTTTGCAACTGCGGTTAGTTCTTCGTTATTTAGATTAGGATGTTTTTTAATAAAACTATCAATCATTTCCTGTTGAGCATTTTTCGTTTTTCTTGCAGCTATCTCCCTTTCTTGTACTTTTCGCTCTTCTGCGAATTTACTTTCTATTTGTTTTGAGATATGTGGTAAGACCGAATTAATGTCATAGGGATCATACTCTGGTAGTTCTACTTCTGGCTCTTTTGGAGCTACGTTCATCTTAATCTCATCAAGGGATTTTCTTAACTCACCAAGTTCATTAGTTTGTCTTCCATTGAGTTCACGAAGATTTCTATACGACTTGTCTGTTGTAGAAGCATACTCAACCAATTCATCCACCGAAGTAAATTCCTTCTCTCCGACTTTGAATGATTGTGGTTCTACCGCAGGTGTCTCTGCTGTCTGCTCACTTACATTGGATTCAGGGGAAACTTCTTCACTTGCTGTGCCTGCAATTTCCTTGGCTTCGTCTATGTAGTTCGTTTGTTCTTCCATTGTACCTTGTCCTTTCGTTAGGGGGTTGTTATTATGAGTTACGATTTACCCGTATTATTCGGCATTTGCCTTTGCTGCGCTTGCATCTGTGCGGATCGTTCCTCTTCAAATTTTTCTAGTATATCCCTACCCGCTTCCATATCAGAAAGCTCTACATAGAGAGGGAATAAACTTGCGAATCCATTTCGTACTAACTCTCCTACTTGCTGTGCTTTCGCTGCACGCATGGTAGCTGAATTTTCACCTTTGTCTAAGACAATATCAAATTCAAACTTTTCAAAGTTAGTTAAAAAACGATTAATGGTTTCTTCTATTACTTGTGCTTCTTCAGGGGATTCTGCTTTCTCTGTTTCAGCACCAATAATTCTTTTAATTTTATCTGCGGTATAAAACTGTTGCATATTTTTAATAGCCTGCATCAATACAGTTGACTTGGTAAAGTCCAAGTTTTCCATTTGCTCTTGCAATGTCAACATACCTTGTCTAATTCTTGTTTGAGCTGCAATACCACTTTCTTTTGTAGAAGTAGCAATACCCATCATGGGGTCGGTAGCACCACTAATCTCTTTCGCATCCATCTCTGCCTTCTGCTCCATAGCTGCAATGCTACCAACCAAAGATAAATGTGAGTTTGACCATTGTTGCATGAAGTCGCTTACACGACCTTTGAATCCAGGTATACCAATCCAACGTCCTGTAGTAGATGCTTCATTCATTTCTTCTTGAGATACTTTATTCCCCGCAAATATTCCTCCACCTCTAGGAGAACGATTAATAATATCTAACATCTGCGATCTGCGTTTATCTTTTTCCCTTTGTGGGTCTTTCATATTTTCGACTAGACCAAATGTCTCTACATAATCACCCATATCTTCAAAATGATAAAAATAAGGTACGATTGGAAATTCATTATGCATATAAGGGTTCGCTTTCTTTTCTTGTAGTGTATGCATCCCAGCAGTAATGGTTAAATATGTTTTAGGAACTACACGACTAATAACTCCAAACTCTGTTTTTACTTTAGCTTGCGCTGCATCTTCCATAGCTTGTAAGTCTCTAATTTGTTCTCCAGCAGCGTTTTTATTTTTAAAGCCATTTTGTGATATACGCCCAGTAGCTTTATTAATAATGTAATATTCACGCTCATACTCCCTATTCCACATTTCTACAACACGAATCTTTTGCTCTATTTCATCTAAATGATGTGCGGAGCTTATTGGCTCTGCATTTCTATAATAAGAACCCATTTCTTGGTTCACAGTTTGAGGCATAGAGAGATAATCCTCTACAGAACGAATATCTTTGGATGTCTCAGGAAACATTTGTTTCATTTGATTAAGAGTAAGGTACTTGCTTCTTGCTAAATAATTCCATTCGTTTGTATCTTGAGTCCTTGCCTCTGGATCAATATGCACATTTGCCCATGATTCACGTTTAATGCTTATTTCCCCATCATAAAACTTACCTGGCTCTACACAAACATCAATCCAACCGCGCCCTGTAATTACTCCATCCTTAAATACCCTGCTGAACAAGCTTTGTAACTTTCTGTTACGATCTAAATGGTATAAAAGAGAGGTAGAAAGCATTGCTTCATTCTCATCATCTGATTCTACGGGTCTTGCTTTCCAAGAAGAACGCCCTTGTCGCTCTACGCCTGTAACTAAATTTACTTTGGGTAAAATAATATTAAGCTGTAGTGGAGGTCTTCCTTCTGCTTGCAATGTCTGTAAATCTTCTGTCTCCCATTGCCCTGTACCAAACCCACCTGTATAAAATCGCATTGATTCTTCTGCAGCACTATACCAATCTGAATCATTAATAACCATAGCATCAAAAACTTCATGTAACTCTTTTATATTCATGCACTCATCCAACTGTTCTTTTTAGATTTCCCAAAAATACCCCATAAACCATAGTCATCGCTTTGCTCTGTAGGCGAATCACTATCTTCAACGTAGTGAACTAAATATCTAAGACAATCCATTGCGTGGTCATTTTTCTTCACAGGTTCTTCTGGTAAATTACGACTTTCAAAACCATGTTTAAGCTCCTTCCACTTATAGTCAACGATCTCTTCTACTAAAGGTTTCATATTTAATGTCTTAAAAAACAACAACTTAGACTTATTGTTCTCATCTAGTTTTAAATATGCAGATACACGTTCAAATCCTGCACGCTTATCATTCTTTGCTTTTTCCCACTCAATTCCATACTCATACCACTCGTCTGCGACACTATTTCCATCTCTTTCTGTTCTAACAATAGATGGATCAGCCAAGAATGTATAATTAATTCCTTGTTTTAATCTACGCTCTACTTTTGGCACAATCATTTCTATCGTATGCTCGCTAACATAAATTAAATCATATACATAGATCGTTCCTTCGTCATCTGCTGCGGCAAATAAAATAGAAGTAGGATTACGATACCCATAGTCATAAACAATATAGTGATTCCACCATTTAGGTATTTCAAATGGCTTTACAGAGTGCGTTTCTTCTTTAAATTCTGGATATACAAGTCCTGCAAAATCGTCCCAACTACAGTAAACGTATCTGTTGACCCATTGTTCTGGCATGGAGAGTAGGTGCTTAATATAGTCTGCTGGTAAGTGAGGATTGTCGGAATATAATTTTACTTCTTCGTCTGTTTCAGGAGGCGGTGCATCTGGTTGCCATGTCATCGTCTCAATTAAACGATAATCACCTTTTTTCTTGTTCTGTTTTTCCTTATCCTTCTTCCATCTCTTCCATACCCAATCGTGACCCGCTGGATTTGAGGTATGAAAACTACATCTCATGGCGTTTTTTCTACGCATTTGTCCCGCGGCAGCAATAAATGTAGCTTCGGTCATTTCTTCAATTTGGTCAAACGCAAACCAACCTAAATTCATAGATTTGATACGCTGAATAGAGTCACGGGAGTCATCTAATGCCATATAAACTATTTTAGAGCGGTTTTTAAAGATAATTTCTCTATCTTGGGCGCGATGTTTTTGAATAAATCCCTGACCAAGATCGAGCAACTGTATTAAAGTTGATTTCTTAAACGAATCCAATACTTTTCTGCCCATTAAACCCATATTACCTTGAAATGCAGCACTTTGGTGAATTGCCTCCATACACATAGCTTCAGTTTTACCCGTACCTAATGAGCCTGCCAATACTTGATGTTTACTCCAACCAGTAAACAAATGAAATTCTTCTTGATGATCTAATGGGGCAGTTATATTTCCTTCCCCGTCTCTATAGGATATATTTACATCCATTAAGCCTGTGACCTATAAAATAATTCCCAATCTAGTGGAAGTTTACCATTTTTATCTAACTCAAACAAATCTAACGCAAAATTAGTCGCCTCTTCTGCGGTTTTAGGCGATAAGCCAAATGAAGTACGCAAAAACATACAATATATGTCTCTAGGAGTCATAAAGATGTTATCTTTTATTGATTCCCGCTCTTCGCGAGTTAGCTCAATTTCATCTTCTTTAATACGCTTGCTCTATCCTTTGGCGATGTGCCTGATACTACTACATTCACTTGTGTATTTTGTTGGTTGACCCGATCACGATACTTGGCGGGATCATGCGCCTTTAATTGAAAGATACGTTCTGTTATATTACCAGGCTTTGCTGCTTGCTCAAAAGAAGTTTTTTCGAGTCCATCCAATCGTTCAGCTACAAATCCTTCTCTTATAGATTGAACCGCTTGCGCAAACGCAGGGTCACCTTTCATTGCGAATCGTACTGAAGCTGGAAAGAAACCCATTTCTTTTGCTGCATGGGAAATAAACCCATTATGCGACACCAAGTAAGATAAAAACTTATCTTTTTTTGCTGTAAACCTAGTTTTTAAGCCAGTTTCTTCTTCGTATTCTTTCAGAAAGTCCTTTAAATAGGGATTATCCTGTACTTTTTTCGTAGCTTGCTTAATTACTTCGGTTTTAGTTTTCTTCGGCATATAACTATAACGAAAACATACAGTTATAGTTCCATCAATAGCAAGTATAAAAAAAACTTTCTAGGTCAGAAAAAATATCTGGAGAGTATAATACATACCCTACCGATCTGCGCGCGCGTGCATGGGGGGGGTGGTTGACCCGTGTTATTTGCCCGCACATTTAACTCCTTATAATATAATCGCCCGCCGATTTCATATCACTTTAACTTCCTAAGTCGTTGTATTTATTATACTTATAGTTAATTTCCAGGTAGTGCGCCCGTCTCATTATACTATCTATTTACAGTTACTTGTATTTATTACTAGGAATGACCTATTATAATTAGTAAGCTTAGCTAACAACAAACACGGAGTAATAAATATTATGCAATTAATAAAAGGTAAGTATCAAAAAATAATTCTTAAAAATATTAAAGAGTTGAAAGAGTTATGTTTGGCAGATGAAACAATAAAAACAAGTTTACGAGTTTTTACATCTTGCGGAGTTGAGCAAATTAAAGTTCAGTATTCCGTAGTAACTGAAAATACAACCTATATTACTAGTGACTATAAACGAGTTAAAAGCTTTTTAAAACAAGCGTTATAAACTCTTTTATATAGGGAAAAGTTGGGGCGGTTTGTAGTAATTCAGCTTTAAACCGCCCTTAATTAAACATTTAAAAAACAAACGGAGTAAATAACATGAATAAACACTATAAAGGTACTTTATTAAGTCCGCCGAATACCAATTTAAAAGCACAAAAAAACTTAGGTTTAAAAGTTCACACTTATTTTTTAAGTCTTGCGCCAAGTGATATAAGCGGTTTTAATGTTTGCCCAATTGCCAACAAAGTAAGCATAAAAGAAAATCACAAACAAAAAAGTAATTGCTCGGCGGTGTGTGTCGCTTTTAATGGTAACGGAAATTACCCCAATGTCATTAAATCTAGAATCAATAAAACTAAAAGATTCTTTGAAGACCGCAACAATTTTTTAAATGATTTAATTCTAGATATATTTAAAGCCGTTGAATATTCTAAATTTTACGGCTTTGAACCTACATTCAGACTTAATTCGTATAGTGATATAAAGTGGGAAAATATAAAGATTGAAAGCTTTGGAGATTCTACAATTTTTGAATTGTTCCCCGATGTTACATTTTATGACTACACCAAGCACACCAACAGAAAAACACCTTCAAACTATCATTTGACGTACTCACATTGGGGCAAGTGGAACACAACAAAAGACCAAATAAAGAAGGGTTTAAACGTGGCTATGGTATTCAATACAAAAAAATCCGATAAATTTAATAAAATGTTTATGGGTCTAAATGTAGTTGATGGAGATAAGACCGACTTAAGAACCGCCCAAAATGACGGAATAAATACCATTGTAGGACTTAGAGCCAAAATGAGCAAAGCAAACATTCAAAACGAACTACAAAAAGAAATATCATTTGTAGTCAATCAAGCTTAATATTGCTCCGTGGGAGGGTGGATTTAAAGAACTCCGCAAAGTTACCGCCCTCCCTTTTTAAAACTAGATTATAGGAATATATCAAAATGAAAGCAATAAAAAGAGCCACATTAAAAGAAATAAAAAAAGCGGTTAAAACTTTAAATAATACAGATGGTGAACTATTTTATATCAATCATGTTTTACCATTTGATAAAAGATCAATCAAAGAAATATTAAAAAAGGAGCAATAGAACATGGAAAATACAATAGCAACATTAATCATAGGTTTTATTTTCTACATAATGAAAGCGCAAAGAGATTTAAATCTAGAACGCATAAATTGTGATAAGTGGAGAGAGACCGCAATTCTTTTAAATAAGCAATTAAACAAGTTAAACGGAGGCAAGTAAAATGAAGTTAGATAGAATAATTAAGAACTTACAAGGGTATAAGAAGAAATACGGAAACCTAGACATAGTTTATGCTAGTGATGATGAATGCAATAGGGTTGAGGACGTTAAATTTGACCCTACACCGATGAAAAAAGGTAAAGACGGGTATTATGATACCGAAACCAAAAAACCCACGCATATTTGCGTTAATTAAGATGAAGTATTACACATCGCATAAAACAATGAAAAACCTAATTGAGTTTTTACGATGGTTAACCTTAAACATACATAAAGGTTTACTATTAATGGACATCAAAGATTGGGAGATTAAAAAACGAGATAAACATTATGATCTATATTTAGATTATGATGTAAAGGAGGTGGAATAATGTATATAGTAATGATTACCCATAGACCTACTGATTCTACTTTTGATATTATTAAATGTGATACTTTGAAAGATGCAAAAACAAGAATCAAAGATTCAAAATTTCATAATGAATATAATAATGGAGTATATGCTCCAACCTATGAAATATATACAATT